ATTAATGCCATGGAGAAGAGACGTTGATCATGAGATAGAAACTCTTTCAAACTTTCCGAATGCTGAAATAGTTTTTTGTCATTCTGAGGTAAGTGGACTCTACCTAAATGAAAAGGTAAAGAACGACCATGGTACAAGACCTTCAACCTATCGAAAATACACTAGAGTTTATAGCGGACATATTCATTACCGTCAAGAAAAAGAAAAGTTGTTAATGGTTGGAACTCCATATGAATTAACAAGATCAGATAGAGGTAATCAGAAAGGGTTTGACCTAGTTGATTTAGACAACATGGAAGAGACTTTCTTTCCAAACAATATATCACCAAAGTTTCTAAAGTACAACATCACGAAATTGTACGATGTTCCTTTGGGTGAATTTAAGGAAGAGATTAAAAATAACTTTGTTGATTTATTTGTACCGAGTAAAATTGCAGCTTCAAATGCATTAGGAGAGTTAATCAATAAGATTCAAAATGTTGGCCGTAAACTCGATCCGAACATCTATCAAGATGATGATATAATCGACAAGGATTTTCACGACCTTGACGAAGAGATATACAAAAACTATAACGTTTTAAATCTTTGTAACTCGTATGTTGATAATCTACATTATGACGACGACACGAAACAAAGGTTAAAATACAAATTAAAACAACTGCATGATCTTTGTGCATATAACCACGATATTGACAGATGAGAATAGATTCAATTGCATTTAAAAACTTTGCAAGTTATGGAAATAAAGTTCAGCAAATAGAATTTGAACAAGAATTCTCTGAGCTATTTCTAACACTTGGAAAGAACGGAGATGGAAAAACAACAATTGCAAATGCCATTATATTTGCACTGTATGGTAAAGTCGAAGGCGTAAAGCTTAGCGACCTACCTAATAGAATTAATCGAGAGCTATGGGTACAAATTAAATTAAAATGTGGATCGATTGATGTTGATATTGAAAGAGGACTTGATCCTGGTATATTTGTTGTAAAAATAAACGGGGTAGAGTTTGATAAGGCTGGAAAGAAAAGCGTCCAAGAGTACCTTGAAGAAGAGGTCTATGGCATACCATATCATGTGTTTAAGAACATAATTATTCTTTCAATTAATGATTTTAAGTCTTTTCTAACAATGAACAACTCGGACAAAAAACAAATTATCGATAAGATGTTTGGTTTTTCTGTTCTTAATGAAATGCAACAAAAGATTAAAGAAGAGAGGAGACACATTAAAAACGATATTAGTTCGTACGACGCTGAGCTTACACAAATCATGGATTCTATATCTTCAGTTCGTTCTAAATTAAACACACTACTTGAAGAATCCTCACTGAAGAACAAAGAAAGAATTCAAGAGTTAAAGACAGAGCTTACATCATTAAACGAATCCGCAAAAGAGTTAAAAATTGAAAGAGACGATATATCTACGCAGATTGGAGGATTTAAAGAAACCTATGAAGACTCTAGGAGCGAGGCAAGCAAACTTAAACACGAGATCGAATATTTAAAAAAGAAGATTGATCTCTATGAAGGTGGAAATTGTCCAACTTGTGAAACTAAGCTAGATAGTGAGTGGCATTCACAAAAACTAGATGAATACAATGACCATTTAAAAGAACATGCAATTCAAATCAAGGAACAAAAATTGATAATGGATGATGCAAAAGTTAAGGCTGATGAACTGAGTAAACAAAAAAAGGATATTGAATCAAGAGCATCTCAAATTAAATGGGATATGCAATCAATGAAAAATGAGTTGGTTAAAATTAGAGAAACATCAGATAGCGATCAATTTGAGCACTTACAGAAATTAATTGACGACTTTGAAATAAAGGAGGCTGAAAAGTCAAAAGAGTCCAGTAAATTACAAAACGAGTTTCAATTTACAGAGATGGTTGAGACTATTTTAGGAGAAGATGGCGTTAAAAACTTGGCAGTTAAAACAATTCTTCCAGGGCTTAACACTAATATTGCAGCGATGACTCAAACAATGCACCTACCATTTCATATTAAATTTGATGAGAAGTTTAATTGCATTATCAATCATTTAGGAGAGGAAATTAACCCAATGACACTTTCAACAGGAGAGAGAAAGAAAGCAGACTTTATTGTCATCATTGCAATTATTAAGATACTAAAACTTAGATTTCCTCAGCTTAACCTATTATTTTTAGATGAGTTATTAAGTTCAGTCGATGCAGATGGAGTACATAATATTCTTAAGATATTAAGCCAGGTTATTAAAGAGAACAAAATAAATACCTTTGTGATAAATCACTCAGTATTACCCCATGAGATGTTTGATAAAAAAATTCAAATATACAGGGAAAATGGCTTCTCTAAGCTAGATATTGAAAGAATTGAGTAGATATATAATAAGTACATCGAAATATTATAAATAATAAATGGCAACATACAATCTTAAATTCAACAAGGACGACAGTGTAGTTCGACATATAATAGTAGGACTGCTTGCCGACTTGAACGATAAATTAAGTTTTCATCGCCAAGTATCAAATGAAGAAAGGGTTGAAGTAGACGTTCCATTCTATTATTCAATAACAGGAGATGAGAATTTTCTAAGAGATAGTTTCCTATTCTCAACAGCACAGGGAATTAATTGTATTCCTGATGGAGAAAAAGCGGACGGCAATTACGATAGGGTACCTAGAGGAGTTATCAATATGACATCGCTTAACGTAGACCCATCTAAACTTGTAAACAAGAGAAATGAAGGATTTTATGCTAAGCTAGATGAAAATGGAACAATGCAGAGCTACATGGCAGAATTTGATATGGTTCCAATTGTTGTCGGTATTGACGTGACTATAGTACTATCAAGTCAACTTGATATTTTTAAGGTTACTGAGGCTATTATTAAGAAAATGTACAGGTCTAATTATTATAATGTTGAGGTTGGACATCTAGAAGATGGACTATATAGAATATCATCTGAGTATGTTGTGCCTGATGATTACTCCATGGAAAGACCAATTGAGTTTACTTTTGGAGAAAAAGAGGACTTTAGAATAACATTCTCTCTTGAAGTTAATTCATTTATTCCTTCATTTGATTTTAAAACCGAAAGACATGCTGGAAACAGAATGTACGAAATTGGAAGTTTAAATAATAAAGAGACTGGAAACACTACAGAACCAACGCTAGGAGATAATTACAGTGTTAAGGGAACCGACCTTCCTTTTAAGGAATAAACTCAGATATATAACTAAAATTACAAAACAATAAAATGGCAATATTGAACAAAAATATCTTTACAGTTTGTCTTAAAGAAAACGAGACACGTAGAATTTACTCTGCTGGAAGATTCTTTGAAATTAATGAAAATTCTGTTTCATTAACACACCCAACAAGACTGGAATCAACGCTAGCATGGACATTAGAAAACTTTAATGTTACTGAAAGTGGAATCGAATTCTACTACGATATTAAGGCAAATAGTATAAAACATTTAGTAGAAAGCGTTTCTGCTGATTTTCAAGCTGATCGGTTAGATGAATCAGTTAGAGCACATGATACTATTGGAGAACTTAACGAGAGACTAGTTGACGTAGAATCGATGAGAAAGAGTCATAAGCTATCAAACAATGAAGCGGCAGTAGTAGAGGCTAATGCTATTATTTCAGATCTTAAATCTAAAATTGAAGAGCTTAAAAAAACAGCAACCTACGTTAAGTATTCATATATTGCTGAAGAAAACAAAGCATATATCAATAGTAGAGAAGTTATACTTGAAGGATTTGCCGAACAGGCATTTGCAACTGGACATGTAAACTATAAAAACAAGGATATTTTAGCTGCATTTGAGATAGCTGCTAAAAACTTTAATGGTTTTGGAACTGCAGAAGGTCTTGTAGAAATCACAGATGAAAAGGTTAAATATTCTACGTTTAGAGTTAATGATCTTGGATTTGCTTTTAGAAATAATACTGAATCTAAACTTGAAGAATTCAGATCATTTTCACCAATCGCAACTATTGAATATGTTGCAGAAAAGACTGGAGAAGATTTATCTTTCATGTTTGAAGACTTGTTAGAATCAAAGGAAGAATTAAAAGCTAAAATTGAAGCAAGACTAGAAGAAACCTATTCGCTAATTGCATTCTTAAAAGACCAAAGAAACATTCTGGCTGGAGCTAATAAAAATATAGCCGAAATTAAAGAAGCCGATTTGTTAATTAACGATGAGATTAAACAATTTGAAAAGGTTGTTAAGATTCTTGAAGACGATGAATTAACAAAGAATGATGGATATATGGACGCAATGTTAGACCGTGAATATGGAGAACTAAAATCTGGTTCAGAAATAAAAGTCGATGCTCTAGATTACACATCAGCAGGAAAAGATGATATGATTACAGTGATGCATGCTGGCAAACCTGAAAAGATACTAAAGAGACATATTTCTCTAGCATCTAGAGATTCTATCTAATCAAACAACCAAACTAAAGAGAGGCCAATTGGAAACAATTGGCCTTTTTTGTATATAATACTAAAATAATTATATCGACGTGACTAAAAGAACGAAACAATATCTAAATAATAAAGATCTATATGCGCAAATTGTCTTATCTAAAGAACAAGATAAACTAACTCGAGACGCTGAAAAAATGCTAGTACTCTTGGCAGAAAGAGCAATTAGAAAGTTAAGTTACGTGAATGATGATGATCGCCAGGACTGTCTACAATTCGCACTGCTTGACCTTTTAAAATACTGGAGAAACTTTAATCCAGTCTATACGAATGCATTTGCATACTTTACAGAGATTGCAAAGAGAGGATATGCAAAAGGTTGGAATAAAATTCATCCTAAAAAATATAAGTCTACACTAAGTCTTGATAAGTCAGGAGGCTCTAATGGAGAAGATGGTGGACTATTCAATATTTAATGTCTATAAAGAACGTAAAGCCAACTAAAAACTCAGGATTTATACAAGGGTATTTTAATCCAACCTATCCTGAAAAATACCTTGGAAAGGCCCCTATTATCTACAGGTCCTCTTGGGAGCGAAAGTTTATGATACTGTGTGATATGAGGGAAGATGTCGTTGCATGGTCATCCGAGCCAGTAGAGATAAAATATTGGTCAACACTAGACTCAAAAGAGAGAAAATACTATCCGGACTTTTATATGAAGGTCCAGAAGGGGGAAACATATGAGGAATTCCTAGTTGAAATAAAACCATCTGAACAAATTAAAAAGCCAAAACCACCAACTAAAAATTCTAAAAAAGCCCTAAAATCATATAAATTTTTAGCAGAGCAATTTGTCAAAAATAAGGATAAATATTTATATGCTAAGCGCTGGGCAGAAGAACGAGGCTGGAGATTTATAGTCCTCACTGAAAAATCGCTTAAATAATGGGTGAAATTAAAAGACAAATAGGAATTCTAAGTAGGCAGGCTGGAGGTAAAAAACTTGCTAGAAAGAAAGCACATGATTGGTTTAACTCAGGTAAAAAGAAGAGAGGTGAAACTTCAGTCTCTTCAACTGGTCAAAGATTTCGATCTGGAAAAATATATGTTTTTGAGTATAAAACACCGAAAGGAATTGATCGATTAGAATGGTGGGATAAAAACCCAGTAGTGCTTGCTCTTGATCCATATAAAGGTAATGACGTTGGAATTAATATGAATCTATTGCCAATTAAAGTTAAAGAGGAGCTATTAGATTTTGTCTACGATAGAATGCAGGGCCAGATAAAATCAAAAACAAAAGGCACTCCGTCAGACGCAATTCGTCAGGGACAGTTATCATTGTCATATGAAGGAGCTCGGTCGTTTTTAAAAAGATTTGGATTTGATTTTGCAATTAGACAATACATTCCAAACTTAAAGTCAAATCAAGCAGTAGTTGCATATGAGAAATGGGCAGATATTGCACTTTGCGACTTTATAGATTTAAACGGCACCACCGTTGGAAAGGTAAAATATCAATTCAGAAAGCACTTAGAAAAGTAAAGAATATATAAAAAGAATATAATAATAAGATAATGGCAGGATTTACTGACAGAAATGGACCTTTAAGTACCGGTAAAAGATCTTTTAGAATCTCTAATTCATTGAAGAACCTTTCTTCATTTGGGATGAGATATGATGATTTAGTACTAAGACAGTCACAAGCGATTGGACCGATGGAGGACGCGATCGGTTATGGTCAAATGAACCCAATGGGTCTTGACAATGACGATATCTATGGAGCATTTGCGGCTTTATCGATGACGGATATTAATCTAAAAAAGAACATTCCCTTCTTTGATAAAGATTATGCTGGAAAAAGAGACGAACTAAGAAGATTTTCACTTAATGATGAGATCGAGGACATTCTCGATATTATGTGCGATGAAACAATAGTTTATGATGAAAAAAACTTCTTTGCATCTCCTGAAATTCTTGGAATGGATGCAAGTGAATCAGTTGAAAAAGACCTTAACAAATATTTTAAACAAATATATCAATACTTTGGATTTACACAGGATCTGTCTGCATGGTACTACTATAGAAAATTCTTAGTTGACGGCTATCTTGCATTTGAGATTATTTACTCACCAGATCAAAAAGAGATTATTGGATTTAAAGAGTTAGATCCAGTTACTCTTATTCCAGGCTATAATCACGACGATGGTAAAAAAGTATGGGTACAATATAAAGACGATCCAGTAAAAGAGAGAAAATTATATGACTCTCAAATAATTTACGTTTCTTACTCTTCAATCACAACCGCAAGTAGGGTTTCATATGTTGAAAGACTTATAAGAGCATTTAACCTTTTGCGAATTATGGAACACACTAGAGTAATATGGGCAACTACAAACTCTAGCTTTAGAATGAAGTTTATTATACCGGTTGGTGGTAAATCTAAAACCAGAGCAAAACAATCTCTTGCCCAACTAATGCATTCATATAAAGAAAGTGTAGATTTTGATTGGGATAGTGGATCTCTGCAAACCGACGGTAAACCAATGTTACAATTCAATAAAGAATATTGGTTGCCTAGTAAGGAGGGAGAAACTCCTGAAATTGAAACTCTTGGAGGAGATGGACCAGATCTTTCAGACACAGAAGCTCTAAAATATTTTAGTGATAAATTAAAGCACGTTTCTAAAGTGCCATATTCACGTTTCTTATATGAAGACGGAGGAGGAGACTTTAATCTTGCAGCAGATGGTATGATCCGTGATGAAATTAAGTTTAGTAAGTTTATTAAAAGACTTAGATCAGTATTCCAAGAAATTTTAGTAAAGCCTTTATATCTTCAAATGTGTCTTAAATATCCTGAATTTGAAAATGACCCTCAATTTAAGACCCAAGTCGCTCTACGATTCAACGAAGAGAATGTATTTGCTGAATTAAAGAACTATGAAATCATGGAAAGAAGACTAGACTTTATTGGACAAATGCGTGATAGTCTATCCACAGAAAATCCAGAAACAATGGAACAAGAGCACTTCTTTGATATGGACTTCCTAGTTAAGAAATACCTTAAAATATCCGAAGATGATCTTGCGGCAAACGCAGCAGCAAAGGCTAAAGATAATGCAAAAAAAGCAGGAGAGCAACCAGAAGATCCAATGGGAATGGAAGGATTCTAAAAAAGATAAATAAGACATGAAATACGTAAAGTTATTTGAACAATTTATAAAAGAGGATGCAATGAAACCTAATGAGGAATCAGAGGTTATTGTAGATGATATTGAACTGGAGAATGGTAAAATAATCTCTTCAGCTGAAATAGTTGGCGTTATTATAAATTCTGAAAGTGAATCAGAGCTAGAGGACTATTTCTATAGTAAATATGGTCAAAACGCGTTTAAGGCTGGAGAGCTTGCTGAGATTAATAAACTATGGAATGAGTATACTGCAGAGGAGAAGGAAAAAGAGGCTGAAGAGGAAAAAGAGGCTGAAGGAGGAGAGGATGACTTAGGACTTGGCGATATTGGTGGTGAAGAAAGCGGTGAAGAAAGTGGTGAAGAAGACATTGATATATAACAAGTAAAAAAGTTTTTTAAAACACAGGATATATAAAGAAATAAATAAATCAAAAATATGGAAAATAATAAGGACCTTTTGATTGTTGAAATGTCATCGAGTACATTATCGGTAGCAGACGGCAAAGAAAAAGATTACATCTTAGAAGGTATTTTCGGAGAAATCGATGTAAAGAATAAGAATCAAAGGATTTACACCGAGAACGAATACATTCCTCAAATTGAGTCTCTTCAGAGTAAAATTAAGTCTGGAAAGCTATTAGGTGAGTTAGATCACCCTTCACAATTTGATGTTTCTCTAAAAAACGTATCTCACATAATTGAGGAACTCTACTACGAGAAAGAAACTAAGCAGGTTAAGGGAAGAATCAGACTATTAGATACTGATGCAGGTAGACAAGCAAAGGCATTAGTTGATGCAGGCGTACCTTTACAAATTTCATCTAGAGCAGCTGGAGCTGTTGAATCTAACGGTACTGTTAAAATCAAGCAATTGTTTACTTACGATTTAGTAGCAGATCCTGGATTTGAAAATGCAGAACTAAAAAGAGTTAATGAATCTTATGGATTTTCTAACGAAAATGGTCTCTATATTTTTGAGATAGATAAAGCAAATAACGAACAAACAAAAATCATAGAAAAACAAAACATGGCAGATTTCGTAAAAGCTGAAGACTTTAATAAGTATACAGAGTATCTTGCAAATGAGATTAAATCATTAAAAGAAGCCTTAACTACTAAAGACTCTTCTGAAGCAAATGAAAACAATGAGCTAGAAGGAATTAAAGCTCACAGCGATCATATCGTTGAAAATGTAAACAACGTAGCAAAATACGTAGAATACTTATCAGAAAAACTAGATCAATCTATCCAGTATAGTGAGCATGTTGCTGAGAAAGCAGATCATGGAATCCAGTATTCTGAAGAACTAGCAGAGAAACTAGATCTATCAATCCAACATACAGACCACGTAGCTGAGAAACTAGATCAAGGAATTAGTTATACGGAACATGTTGCTGAGTCAGTATCTAGTCTAAAAGAATATGCTAACTATTTAGCAGAAGCGCACAATGAAAATACAACTTCTGCCGAAAAACTTGTAGAATACACTAACTATTTAAAAGAGAATCTACAATCAGTTACTGAATACACACAATATATTGCTGAATCAATCAATGAAAACTTAGTAGTTGAAGAGGAAGGAACTGAAGCTGGTAAAGAGGTTGAGGATCTTGAAAAAGACGTTGAAGTTGGAGATAACTCTGCAGAAGGAGACGTTAAAGGTGAAGAAGTTGCTGCTCCAGCTGAAGAATTAGATTCAGAATTGGATAACAGTGATCAAAAGATCGCTCCAGAAGGAGATGATGCAGAAGATACTTCAGCTGAACTTGAAAAAGATCTAGAAGGAACTGCAGATGATTCTGGAAAAGAAGTTGTTTCAACTAACGAAGCATATAGAAGAGAAATCTCTGAAAAGCTTAATATTCTAGTTGAAAGTGCAACTAAGAAAGAGAATGAAAATCCATCTTTCTTTAAAGTTGTTTCTTCTAAAGTACAAGAAAAATACAATGCACTTAACGAAGATGCTAAAAAAGAGGTAAGATATAATGTTTCTAAGAGAGGCTTTATGACTGAATCTCAAGTTGAATCTATTATCGATAGATCTACACTAATCGTTGAGAACAGAAATGCAGCACCTTACTTTATTGAAGTTATGCCAACTGAATATAAAGAAACATGGGAAACTCTTTCTGAGGCAAAACAAAATCAAATTAAAGCACAGGCTAACTACCACAGATTAGAAACTGAGTACCAAGTAAGAAACTTCTGGCAAACCAGAGATCTTAGAGAGGCTGCTCCAGTAATGGAAAAGCTAGAGATGGTTAAAGAATCTAAAGAAGAGGTTAAAGGACTTGGATACGATGTATCTAACTATGCTGCTGAAATTAAGAAAAGATTTAACAAATAATATAAATATATAAAACATATCGACGATAGGGCGACAGAAGCAGAAAGCCCGTAATGTCGAAATAACCATTAAAAAAATAAAATAAAACAAAATGGCTAATTTAATTAACGAGGCAGAGATCAGAACTACTTGGGCTCCTATTATCGAGGAAGCTACTGGTATTAATGATTCTAACAAGCTGGCATGGATGTCAACTTACTGTCACAACCACAAACTTTACGAAGACGCGAACATCATGTCTTTAACAAACAACCCTGGTCCAATGAACCTAACAGGTATGGGAGGAGTTTCTTTCCCAACGCAAACTGCACAGAATGGTGATACATCAGGTGCTTTAGGTTCTGGTGATAAAGCTCCAACATTGCTTCCTTTAGCAATGCAAGTAGCTGCACAAACTATCGCTTTAGACCTTGTACCAGTTATTCCTATGGCAGGTCCTATGGGATTACTTTCTTACCTAGACTTTACTTACGAAGGCGGTACAGTAGCATTAGGTGCAACTGCTCCAACTTACATCAAGTCTGACGAAGATGCAGCATCATTTGGTCCTGGTTCTCCAGTAACATCTGCAACTTATACTAAGGTAGGTACTTCAAGAATCGACGGTTTTGCTATTTACGCAGTAACTGGTGATTTAGTAGAAGCTAACGTATTAGCTGACTTTAGAGCTGCTTCAGGTGAAGCTGGTGCTAAAGTTGAACTAGTAAAAGCTCTAGAAGATCATATTCCAGGATTTACTGGCGATGGTGCTAATGCAGGTAACGATCCTTATTCAACTTTCGCTAAGCCTTTCTCAAGAGAAGGTGGAGAAAGAACTGCTGACAAATTAATGGGTCTAAGCCTATTCAGTAAGTCAGTTGAAGCTGAAACTTTCCAAGTTGCTGCTGCAGTAACTAGAGAGCAGGTTCAAGATCTTAAGCAATTCGGAGTTGACGCAGTAGCTCAAGTAGAAGCTGTATTAACTAATGAATTGACGCAATCAATCAACGACTACATCTTAGGTAGAATCAACGAACTAGCACTAGTTAATAAAGCTGCTGCAGGTACTGATTTAGATCTTGCTTTAACTTACAGCGTAGGTGGTAACACTTATGGTGATGTTAACAGAAGAATCTTAACTCACATCTTAGCATCATCTAACTTGATCGCAAACAGAGGTCGTAGAGGTGCTGGTAACTTCGCAATCGTTGATGCTAAAGTAGCATCAGCTCTACAAGGAGTTGCAGGATTTGTTCCTAACCCAATGGCAAACACAATATCTCAAGTTGCAGGTGCAATCTACCCAGTAGGTTCTGTAGCAGGTATTAACGTTTACACTGACCCAAGAATTCCTTTCAACGGTTACCAAGCTGGTTCACCAGCTGCTGAAACTCACAGAGTTATCGTTGGTAGAAAAGGTGATGGTAATGGTGCAGGTCTAGTATTCATGCCTTACTTAATGGCTGAAAGCGTACAGGCTATCGCTGAAGGTACAATGGCTCCTAAGGTAGCTGTTAAATCTAGATTCGCTCTAGTTGAAGCAGGTTTCCACCCAGAGACTATGTACTACTCATTCGAAGTAACAGGTCTAGAACTATAATAAATAGTCCAAGACTTTAGATATTAAGGGACTCCGTAAGGGGTCCCTTTCTTTTTGTTTAAAGATATATAGAGTATAAACAAATTAATAGGAATAATGAAATTATCTAAGAAAATAATGCTGTTTGAGGAATTTACTGAGGTGAAGGCCGAGACTAGAACTGATGTCGATATTAAAGGAGCACAAGACGCTTCAATTAGAACCGAAATCGCAAGTGATGTAGATACAATTATTAATAAGCTTGAGGATCTTGCAAATAATCTTGGAAAAGAAGAAGTAGCGCATGAGGGAATGACAAATGAAAGCTTGGTTCAGAACCTTCTATCAGCTGAGCTCTATATGATCCCTGTAATAGCAGCCGGAGTAGCAGGTACTGCAGCTCTTGGAGCTGGTGTTGGAGCAACTATTCTAATTAAAAACATTATCAATAAAAAGAAGATTCGCTCTAAATACAATAAAACCGTTAAAAAGAATAG